ATGGTTTGTTTTCCCCTAAAAACGCCTCAATCAGCCACTATCAGCTCGAAAAGGGTCAGGAGTAGGCATGACGGCTGAAAACGGCTTAGAAGGGCCTCAGAAGGCTAGGGAAGAGGTAGTAGAACGCCGTTATGGCTCTCAAGTGCCTAGAATCCGCTCCAAGCCCTTAGATTTACCTACTCGAGGCGATGAGATGGTGCAATTCTGCATCGATATTGGCTTCCCGCTCTTACCATGGCAGGCAGACTTGGCCAGAGATTGCTTACGCTACAAGGCCGATGGCCGTTGGGCGCATCCCTTAATTGGCATAATGCTTCCGAGACAGCAAGGTAAATCTACCTTTATGGCGCTTAGAATCCTCTTTGGCATCTATGTATTAGGCGAGAAAATGCACCTAGCCACAGCTCACAAACTAACTACATCTAGCGAAATCTTCTACAAGGTAAGCCAGATGATAGAAGATAGCCAATTATTACTCGATAACTTCTCAAAGAAGTATGAATCTAAAGGCTCGCAGGAGATTAGATTTAAGAATGGCGCAAGATACCTAATCAGAGCAGGTAATTCAGCAGCGCGTGGTATTGCTGCCCCGGATGTAATCCATATTGATGAGTTGCGAGAGTTTGATACCGAAGATGTTTGGTCATCGATGCGATTCACCCAGATGTCTAACCCAAATCCACAGAGTTATGTTTATAGCAACGCTGGCCACGCCAACTCGGTTCTATTGCTTAAATTTAGAGAGCGCGGCCTAGCTGCAAGTGAAGGCGCTGCCGATTCTATAGGTTGGTTTGAATGGAGTGCAGAACCCGGGGCCGATATAACCGACAAAGAGGCGTGGTACCAGAGCAACCCATCTCTAGGCCACACAGTCCACGAAGATAACATCGCAGATAGCCTTTCAGACCGCGAGGACATATTCCGCACCGAGGTATTGTGTCAATTCGTAAGCATGATAAATCCAGTCATATCAGAAGCCGAATGGAAGAAGTGCAAGGCAGACCTGCCGCAGCTTGATGTCGAGAAAGACACTTGGATGGCTATAGATTTAAGTCCGGACAGAAAGCATGGCTCGCTAGTTGCAGGCCAGCGCCTAGACGGCGATAGGTTCATGGTCAGCCTTCTACACACATGGTTTAATCCAGTAAATCTTGATGACAAAGAGATGGCTAACGACATAGCCTTCTGGGTTCGTAAGTTCCCGGTAAATACAGTTGCCTATAGCAAATCCACCGCGTCAGCCGTTGCAGCTCGTCTATCGCCTGCTGGCATCCCAGTCCATGAAATTACAGGTCAGGAATATCAACAATCATGCGATGAGTTTGTCTCTGCCGTGTCATCGGCCAGACTGGCCCATGCAGACCAAGAGGAATTAACTAAGCAAGTGCTAAGCGCCGTCAAACTAACTCGAGGCGATGGTGGCTGGGTAATGGGCCGTAAGGCATCTGGGATAGTTTGCGGGGCAGTAGCTTCTGCCATGGTCACACATTTTGCGACACGCGCCGAATCAGAGGTGGACATTCAGATAGGGTAATGTCTGGACAATAGCGTATAATATGTCCAATGGGAATCCGGGATATCTTCACATCTAGCAAGCCAGCAATCGAGATTACAGTCGATGCAGCTTCTACCCCTGCGCCGTTTAATAACACGGCATCATTTAATCCTTTCGTATTTACTCAATCAGTAGCAAGCCGTCAGCAAGCCATGGCTGTACCAACCATCGCTCGCGCCCGAAACATAATTTGTAGCACATTAGCCGGACTACCTCTTACACAATATTCAAAGGTAGATGGCTCTTATGTGCCAGTACCTGCGGTTATCAATCAGCCAGACCCACGCGTTCCGGGTTCTGCTATTTACGCATGGCTCGCGGAGGATTTACTTTTCAACGGAATTGGGTACGGTCAGGTCCTCGAGCAATATGGCGAGACAGGAAGAGTTCGCTCATGGACTCGTATTGCACCAGACCGCGTAACACCAAAGTTAAACAATAACCAAACTGAAATTGTAGGCTATCAAGTAGATGGTTCAGTAGTACCTACCGCAGGCGTTGGTTCTCTAGTCGTATTTTACGGACTAGATGAAGGAATCCTAAACAGAGCAGGCCGCACAATTCGCGCAGCACACGCGCTAGAGCAGGCCGCAGAAACTTTTGCTAAAGAGCCAGTACCGCTACAGGTTCTTAAATCAAACGGCACCAACTTGCCAGCCGAGCGCATTTCTAAATTACTCGAATCATGGCGCACCGCAAGACTTACTAAATCAACTGCATTTCTTAACGCAGATGTAGAGTTACAGGCGTTGGGCATCGACCCAGCCAAATTGCAGCTTAATGAAGCTCGCCAATATGTTGCTCTGGAATTGGCTCGCGCCTGTAACCTACCTGCCTACTTTGTAAGCGCAGAGGCTAGCAGCATGACTTACAGCAACGCAGTATCCGAGCGCCGTTCGCTTATCGACTTTTCTATGAAGCCAATCCTAACAGCCATAGAGCAGCGTTTATCTATGCCAGATTTCATTTCATCTACTGGCGAGATTCGCTTTGACTTAGACAACTTCCTGCGCACAGATGCTCTACAACGCGCACAGGTTTACGAGATTCTTAATCGCATTGGCGCGATGAGTGTTGAACAGATTCAGCGTGAAGAAGATTTAATCGATAACGAGAGAGGCAACCAATGAAAATAACCATGCCATACGCCATTACGGCGGCAGACACAGAGTCGCGCATTATCGCTGGCCGCATCGTGTCATGGAATGCAGAAGGCAGCACATCAGCTGGGCGCACTATGTTCAAAGAAGATTCAATCACCATGGCTAAGAACATCAAACTGGTACTACAGCACGATGTTACTAGACCGCTAGGCAAAATGGTTTCGTTCGAGCAAGATGCTACAGGCATCACGGCAGAATTTCGTATCGCAAAAACAACCGCGGGTAATGATGCCCTCGAAGAGGCAGCAACCGGATTACGCAGCGATTTTAGCGTGGGCGTAGATGTTGCAGAGTGGGATAACGAGGATGGCGTAATGGCTATCAGCGTATCTTCTCTCATCGAGGTCAGCCTTGTCACAGACGGCGCTATTCCCGGAGCCGAGGTCGAAAAAGTCGCGGCGACCAATGAAGTTTCTGAGACATCTCAGGAAGAAACACAATCAACCACAGAAGGAGAACAAGTGTCAGACACTACCGTTCCAGAAGTTGCTCCTGCCGCAGAAACGGTAGAGGCTGCAAGAGTTGAGGTCAAGGCTGCAACAGCACCTTACATCGCAACAACTGTTCGTAACCCAATCGTTGATAAGGCTTCTTATCTCGAGCATTCAGTCCGCGCCTCACTAGGCAACGACCAATCCAAGATGTATGTTGCAGCAGCAGCAGACACAACAGACAACGCAGGTCTAGTACCTACTCGTCAGCTAACAGAGGTCATTAACGGCATCTCAAACGCAGACCGTCCACTAATTGATTCAATCTCATCCGGAACTCTTCCAGATGCAGGAATGTCTTTTGAAATTCCAAAGATTACAGTTGCACCAACAGTCGCAGCAGCAGCAGAAGGCGGTACTCCTTCAGAGACTGACCAAAATGCAGCTTTCGTTACTGTAAATGTTGCTAAGTATATCGGCCAGCAGACATTCAGTTTAGAATTACTTGACAGGTCATCTCCGGCGTTCTTTGCAGAACTCGTACGCCAAATGGAGTACGCATACGCAAAGGCAACAGATGCAGCAGTCGGTGCAGCACTTATCGCAGGTGGAACAGATGGCGGAAACCGCACACTAACCACAGGCGCTCTTGCGGCTGATTTCGTATCAGATGCAGCAGTATCTATCTACTCAAACACTCTTGGCTTTGCGCAAAACATCGCAGTATCGCCAGAGCAATGGGGCGTCCTTATGGGCTTGGTCGATTCTTCAAATCGTCCAATTTTCACACAGACAATCAACCCACAGAACGCTGGCGGAACACTTACAGCCACAGCAGTTCGCGGAAACCTACTCGGACTTAACCTTCGCGTAGCTCGTAACCTTTCAGGTACAGGCGATAACTCAATGATTATCATCAACCCAGATGGTTACACATGGTACGAGTCACCACGACTATCACTACAGACTAACCTCATCTCAACAGGTCAGGTCCAGGTCGGTTATTACGGTTATGGTGCGGTGGCCACGAAACTGGGCGCTTCGGCATACCGTTACATGGTGGCTTAGTCACAAACTAATCATGGGGGAGCTACTGCTCCCGGTGGCTCCCCCAGTCGTTTAATAGAGAGGATGTAGAGATGGCAACAATCGTTACCGTAGCTGAACTAAGGTCTATTCTTGGCGTCTCTACAGCCCTTTATAACGACGCATATTTAACAGATGTGATAGACACCGCAGAGGCCGTAATTTTGCCTATGCTGGTTAAATACTCAAGCCCTATCGATGTAGTGGCGCTTCAAGATAACATCGCAACATATTATGTCCTTGGCGATAATAACTTTTCAGAAGGTCAGAGCGTAGTCGTAACAGGCGTTGGCGCACCCTTCAATGGCACATTTACAATCTTAGAATCTAGCAACCTAGATTACGATTCATTTATTTTGCGTTCTAACTCACGCATATTCTTAGATGGCTCATACAGAGAATTTAACGGCTTCTTCACAGTAGCCATAACCAACGCAGACATTACAGAGCGCAAGGTAATTCCATCAGGTTTGGCCACTCTTTCAGGCGCAGCTACTTATGTAGGTAACAGCGCAGTAGAGTCAGCAGTCCTAGCCGTGTCGGTAGAAGTATTTCAATCTCGCATCGCTCCGGGTGGACAGATTGAGGGAATCGACTTTACACAGGTGAGCCCATATAGATTAGGCCGCAGTCTTTTTAATAGAGTGTCAGGGCTTTTAGGTGCGTTTATAGACACCGATTCAATGGTGCAGTAATGCCAAACACAATTTTAGACACAGTAAGACAGCCACTAGCCACAGCCCTTTCAACAGTAGCCGGGAATGTCTATGCCTATGTGCCAGAGGCCCCGATGGTTCCTTTCGTGGTATGCGTACCGGATGCGCCATACCTAGAACTAGAGACTATAAACAAAACCACGCTTCACATCAAGATTAACCTAGTCATCTCTGTAGCGGTTGCATATAACAGCAATCCTGCATCGCTCGACAATCTCGAGCAGCTCGTAATAAGTGTTCTGAAAGTGATACCTGCCGGGTACACGGTCGGAGCGGTTGAAAAACCTACAGTAACTCAAGTTGGCCCTTCCAATGTATTGGTGGCCGATATCAGAGTTTCTACCTACTACACACAAACAAACTAAAGGAAAAATCATGGCAACCACAGTAATCACAGGTCGCGATATTTCTCTATCTTTCACAGGTGGAACAGATATCGAGGCACAGGCAACCAGCGCAGTATTGACCAAAACCAATGTACGCGAGACATACCAGACTCTCGATGGCGAGGCCTACAAGACCACTAACATTGAAGGCACCTTTGCTCTTTCAATGCTAGCCGA